CAGGTCAAGGAGTTGGCAGGGAAGGGTGGGACAATCAGAGCAGCAATGGCAGGGGCCGTGTTCAGTAATGTGCATCTTGCCAGCCGGGATCTGCACGAGACCGAAACACAGCTTTATCGAACATCAATGGATTTTTCAATCTGGAGTTAATCACATACTGCCGGATCTGAACAGCCGGCAAAGGAGCACATCATGTCAACACTTGCAGTAAAAGCACAAGGAACCACGCTCCACATTGCAGGAACAGCCGGTGGGGCAAAAACCATCTCGGGAGCAACTCCAGGGTTTCCAACAATCCTGACCTCTACCGCCCATGGTCTTGCTAATGGCGATAACGTAGCCATTGCGGCCATAGTCGGGACCATCGGAACGGATGCCACCAACGGGCTGAACGGGAAGACTCTGGTTGTCAGCAACGTCACGGCAAACACCTTTTGCGTGAACATCAACACTCTGACTCTTCTGTACACGTCAGGCGGGACAGCAACCCCGAGTGCCTGGACTAAAGTCGGACAGCTGTCCGATATCAAGGGATCTTCCGATTCTTCCCCTGATATTGAAGTTACCGATCTTGACTCGACCACAAAGGAATATGTCCAGGGCCTGCCAGATACCGGCAACGTAACGGCAAATTGCTATTGCGTAGATGCCGATACAGGTCTCGCCGCAATGGAAGCCGCCTTTGATGCAAAAGCATTGAAGACTTTCAAAGTTACGTATCCATCCGGAGCCACTCCGATCAGGACGTTCAACGGATACGTGAAGTCGTTCCCAAAAATTGGAGACGCTTCCAAAGATGGCGTTGTCACCGGCTCGATTGAGATTAAGCGATCCGGCACTGTAACCAAGTCGTAATTTACTGGAGCGGGGTGACTCGCTCCAGCATTTATAACCTCAGAGGGGATTTATGAAATCAGCACTGCTCGCCGCACTGGCACTGAAAACAGAACCTGTCGTAGTCAATGGCGTAACCTTCATTGTTTCAGAAATTGGGGCTTCCGATTACATCCGGATATGGACTGACAAAAACTTCCAGGACGCAGCCGGTAATATTGACATGTCCAAGTTCACACCGGCTCTGATCGCCTGCGCTGTTGTGGATGAAGATGGCAACAGAGTCTTCAGTGATAGCGATGTTGTTGAACTGTCCCGTGCTTCGTACAGCGGTTCGCTCAAGATCGCCGCCGTTGCCAAGCGGTTGAACGGGGTTGAAGGTGAAGAAATAAAAAACTCCGAAGCAGGCCCGACAGACTCTTTGCCTATCGACTCTGCCTGCAGCTCGGATTCCGACACCCCGACGAATTAATCAACAGCCTCACTGCCTCTCAGTGGAACGAATGGCAGGCATACGCAGCAATAGAGCCATTCGGAGAATATCGAAGTGAACTGCGGCATGGACAGATGATGCAGATAACCCATGCCGCCCACTTTAAAACCGAAGGGGCACCAAAGACGGTTGCCAGCTTTATGAACTTTTTCGACGTACCAGGACCGCAGACAGAAGAGGAATATTATTTAGCGATTGACTCTGAGGTGTTCGGGTTGTAGGTGGGGCGATGCAGACCGTTGAAGGGCTTGATCAACTTGATTCAGATTTGCAGGACCTCTGCCGGCGGATCAGCGGTGCGGAGCTCGAGCGGATAACGCAACTTGCCGGATCTGAAATATTGCAGGAAGTATACCGTCACGCTCCAGTACGTACGGGTGCACTCAAGTCCAGCATAGAATCATTCGCACGGTCAAAAGCATCATGGGCAAGATCAACTATCCAGGTGGCAGACTCCAAAAAAGGCGGGATCAAGTGGTATGCGGTCCTACTGGAGTACGGAACAAGCAGGATGAGTGCAAAACCTTTCATGCGCCCTGCTTTTGATATGTCGAAGGACAGGGCGGTTGCAACATTCCAGACGGAACTTGAGAAGGTCATAAAGGCAAAATAATGGCTCTCGCAAATCTCAACATAAATGTAAGCGCGAACGTATCCAACGTCATTAATGCAATGGCTGACGTTAAGGCCGTGACGCATGCCAACATGATTGGGTCGTCTGCTGCCGTCAATGACTTCCAGAAAAACTTTGTCAAAGATGCTGCACAGGTACAGGCACAATCAAAAGCCATTGGCGCTGAAATGGGTGCGTCCAGTATCGCCATCAACAAAGCCGCGCAGATATCGTCTGACTCTATGAGCAACGTAACCGCAGCGGCCAACGCCTCACTGGCAGGGGTCAAGGAACTTTCCAAGGGCATGGATGCAGCCGGGGCGAAAATTAACGCTGCCATGGGGCCGGAAGCCGCCGCGCAGGTCAAGGAAACAACTGCCCGTGTCGAAGAGTTTGTGGCAACTCGTGTCGCTATTGCAGCCGTTGGCCTTGCCCTTGGTGCGGTAGCCGCCACTATCGTCGGTGTCGGTGTTGCCGCTTATCATGCCGCTGGATTCATGAAAGGTCTGATCACTGGCGACAGTTACAAGAGCAAGAACATTGATGCACTGATTGCCACAAATACAGCAGTTATCGATTTACAGCGACAATTGTCTATTGCCGCTCAAGACGCTAACGCCTTGAAAGATGCATTGTCCCGCCTTGGAATCAACAAAGCAGACATCATCGCAGTAGCCGGAAACGCAGATACCAAGATGCATGGTGATAAAGCAGAGCTTGATCGACTTGGTGTCGCATACAAGGACCTAAATGGTCAGATCCTCGAAAACTCAGTAGTTGTCCAGAACGCCAAAAACAAATTGGATGAGTACACGCCCGGGTGGGATCGTAACTCCGCTGCTATCGCCATGGGGTTCGGGTCGTATGAGCAGATCAATAACTACCTCAGAGTGAATCAGCAGGAGCTGCAAAACTCTAAACAGCGTCTTGATGAGTATGGCCTCGGGATCGGGACTGACACTCAGGCCGCTGTATCTCGATATCAAGTCGCAATGTTGGAGTTCAACAACGAAACTCGGCTGATGGGGGAAGGGTTCAAGCGCGTAATTGCCGACAACGTAATGCCGATCCTCACCAACTTTTCAACGTATCTCAAGGAGGGATGGCCGGCAGCCGTCAATTTCTTTAGGGGCGTTACATGGGCATTTTCTTCAATACTGCTCGGTCTCGATTCCGCGGCATATATCTCTGTCAAAAGTCTAATTGCATCACTGACCGCGATTGTCGATGTATCAGAGGGCGTTGTTCTGGCGATGGGCAAACTTGCGACCGGAGACGTAAAAGGAGCAATGAGTGAGCTATCCAAAGGCTGGAACAATGCTGAAACGACCATAGGAGCAGCGGCTGACAAGATTGTTGAGCATGCCAAGAATACCAACAAGGCCCTGTTGTCAGGAATAGCTTTTGATGATCGTAGCGACCCACTTGGTGCAAAGCCACCAAAAGGGAAAACATTCATACCTGCTCCTGTTGTGCCTGCAGCAGTGGCAGCCGCTGTAGAAAAACCGGTAGCGGTCGGGATCTGGACTCTGGAAGACGATAAGCTCTGGAAAAATATCCAGAAACACATGGAGCAAAGTGGAAAGGATTGGGCCGACGAGATGGGGCTCATTCGACAGGATCAAGAAAAAGCCGCGCAGGCCATGTCTGACCTTTATCAGGAAGTGCTGATGGATCAGGAAGCACTCCGGAGAGAATCACCCTGGGAGGGAATGAAGAGCGGTATTCAAGATTATGCCGACTCCGTCAAAGATCTTGGCACTCAGTTCGGTGACATGGCCGTCAACACCATGCAGCAGATGGAATCCGCCCTTACTAATTTTGTCATGACCGGAAAGCTCAACTTCAAAGATCTGGCAAACAGCATCATCAGCGACCTTATCCGCATTCAGATGAGACAGGCCGTGGTCGGTATCTTCGGCCAGATCGCCAGTTCTGTTGGCAGCGCCTTCGGCAACTACGTCAACGGGTATGACTCCGGAACGATGGAGATGGCGAACAATCCTCCGAATCTATCCGGAGCTCGTGCAGCTGGTGGCCCCGTAACCGGTGGTCAGTCTTACCTGGTCGGAGAGCGTGGGCCGGAGATATTCACACCAGGTGCATCAGGTGGGATTACTCCGAATAATGCCCTCGGTGGCAACATGAACCTGACCGTCAATGTGGTCAACCAATCCGGCCAGCAGGTAAAGGCCAAGGATGGCGGAAGTTCTTTCGACGGCAAATCGATGGTCAAGACGATCATCCTGGAAGCAATGGACACAGACCCATCGTTCAGATGGGCAATGAGGGGCGCATAAGATGGCCGACTTCCCGACACTATCATCAAAAGCGCAGTCCTGCCCTGACGAGCCGATCGACGACACGATCAGCAGTAAGTCTGAGGGCGGATACACCATGACCCGCCCGCGTAACACCCGTCAGCGTCGTAAGTTCGGGCCGGTCAAGATGATGCTGTCCGCCGCCGATTGGGCCGCGCTCAAGACCTTTGACGGCATTGTCGGTGGTTGGTCAATATTTAACTGGACGCATCCGGTCACCGGCACTGTGCACCAGGTGCGATTCACATCACGACCGAAGACCGACGCGATCCGGATTATCGGAGGTTTCATCTATCCCGTTGAATTCAGCATGGAGACTGCGTGAAGAATCTTCCTCTCGCACTCCGTCAGGCAAAGAACCAATTCGGGCAGGGTTCGCCCTGGCTGGTACTGGTAGATATCGACCTGACCCCAATGGGGGGCCCGTTGTTCAATCTGATTGCGAACAATGAGGATATTACTTTCCAGACACGGAGCTATACCGCCTTCCCTCTCAACATTGAGTTGCCGAAGGAATCCAGCAAAGGGGAAGTACCGTCGATCAAGCTGTCGGTGTCGAACGTAACCAGAATGCTGCAGGTTGAGTTTGAAAAGTATGCCGGAGGAGTCGGGGCCAGTTGCACACTGTACATAGTCAACGCTGGTTTGCTAACCGAGAACTATGCAGAACTCACCATGGATTTCGACATCATCAGCGCCAGCTGCACGTCACAGTGGGTAGAGATAACACTCGGGACATCCAACCCGCTGCGCAGACGTTTTCCGCTGCACAGATACATCGCATCTCACTGTAACTGGCAATACAAGAGCGTTGAGTGTGCCTATGCGGGAACGCTCACAACATGCAACAGAAACCTTGAAGACTGCACGGCTCACAACAACGCATCGCGCTTCGGCGGTTACCGCGGACTCGCTACCGGATCACTGAGGCTCGCATGACATACATCGATCTATTAGGGAAACCGTTTGTATGGGGTGGACGTGGGCCGGAAGGGTTCGACTGTTATGGCCTGTGCATAGAAATGGCAAAGCGTAACGGTCAGGTTATCCCTGATTCGGCATGGTCTGAGGACCCGGCATTGATAGCCGCCCTGGTAGAGGAAACGGAAGAAAAGGGATTTGTCCGGGTTGATGCACCGCAGGCTGGTGACTTTGTAGGGTTCATGCTGCGTCCTCCGTTTGTTTCTCATATCGGGTACATGCTGAATCAGCACGAATTTCTTCACATCACCAAGGGCACCAAAGTTTCACGCGAACGGATTGATTCACTACTCTGGCAGCGCAAGGTCGCGGGGTTCTACCGATGGACAAAGTAACGCTCGTCACCATACACAACGCATTCGAGCGTACCGGCCGCGACACGCAGCAGGTTGAGCAGGGGATAACTCTTGAAGAAATCAGAGCGGTTTATCTCCCTGCATCTGTTGACTTCGCTCTGTCTGTTAATGGCCGCACCGTCACCGATCTGGAAACAATCCCTCGGCACGGTGACATGGTGACAGCGATCCCGGTTGTTTCCGGCGGTGGCGGTGGAGACGATGGTAAAATGATTGGCCGCATGATTGCCCTTGTTGTGCTGACAGTTGCTTCATATGGCATAGGGGCTGCATTCGGTGCAACACTTGGTGTCGCAATGGGGGTATCTGCCGGGGTTGGAACTGCCATAATATCCGGCGCCGTTATGGTCGCGGGCGGGTTGCTGATCAATGCCGCTTTCTCTGGCTCACCTCCTAACGGCGGTGGACTCCAGACTTACGGGGAAAGCGCAGGATCTTCTCCTTCATACGGATGGTCCCCCCAATCTACACAGCAGCAGGGGACTGTTATTCCGAGATGGTACGGGAAAAACAAGTTGTACGGGAACATCATCGGGGCCTATGTAAAAAACATATCCGGAAGCAGCTACATAAACGCTCTGATTCATCTGGGGTTCGGGCCGTATCTCAGCATATCAAATTTCATTGTCAACGATCAGCCGATTGCTAACTTCACCTCTATTCCTGTCCCGTCACTGCGCATGGGTGATCTTAACCAGGATGTAATTTCAGAGTTCTCGGAAACCGTCATTGAGTTTAATACCTCGCAGCTGGTTACCTATGCCGGGCCGGTTACATATACCACACAGAATTCAGAATATGACCGGATCGACATAGGCCTGCAACTCCCGAGAGGACTCGGGTACTATTCCGATGCTGGCCCGCTTACCGCCAAAACCATTCAGTACGATGTGAAGATCAGCCCGGCGGGTTTGAACCAGTGGGTATCACTAGGCGGGGTAACATCTCCAGCAGTACAACGCATAACGGGGTTAAGGGTTGGACGATGGGTGTTCATGGGCAACAACAGGCCCAGGGTGTGGGTGAATTACCATACGGTCCCGACTTTCACCTATAAAGGACAGGTAAATATTTACAGGTTAACGTCTGCGGGCGGCGCACAGATGTTTTATTATACAAGGGTTGCCAACGATATGCCATACGTTCAGCTGAACGGGGCACTCCCCAGAACCACAGCTGACATCTATCAGGTGGCCTCACCAAACTACAGAAACGATGTGTACGATTGGGAATGGTATCCGGCTATTGATGCACAGGGATATTCTCTCGTATGGCACTATTTTTCAGACGCAGTAAACCCATACACAGATGTTCCTTATATGACATCAGCATCAGCTATATCAGGAGGATTTTATGTAACAGGTGCACAATCCGCTGCGATGTATCTGAATCATTCCTTCGTTGTCCCTTCCCCCGGGAAGTACGACATCCTGATCAGCCGATTGTCCGCTGACTTCACAACAAACAGATATGTCGGAGAGTTGTATTTATCCACGATCAAAGAGGTTGTCGGCCAGAAATACACTTATCCTCGTCAGGTGCTGGTAGGCCTCAAAGCCCTTGCCACCAACCAACTGTCAGGAGCGTTGCGGTTCTCGTGCATTGCTGAGTGTGCCATTGTCAGAGTGTGGGACGGTACCGCATGGTCATATCAGTACAGCACAAACCCTGCATGGATTTGCTATGACATCCTCACCCAGCCGGTAATACCCGACGACCGTGAATCAGATCCGCTGCGCTACGATGGTATTGATCCGGCAAGAGTCGATCATGTGAAGTTCAAAGAATGGGCTGACTACTGCAACGAGGTATTGCCGAACGGTATCGTGGGCCAAACCGAGAAGCGTATTGAATTCAACGGTGGTTTTGATAGCGAGATGTCCCTATGGGAGGCAGTGCTCCGGATCACGTCAGTTGCTTATGCTGTCCCTCATAGGGTTGGAAATATATACACCGTCTACATCGATAAGCCTGCCGATCCGGTGCAGCTGTTCAGCCTCGGCAACATCGACCAGGACAGCTTCAAGGAAACCTTTCTGCCCATGGAGGATCGCGCAGCAGAGATAGAAGTAGATTTCGTGAATGAGGAAAACAACTACCAGCGCGACAAACTCTCAATTGTCAACACCGCAATAGCCACCGTCAACAGCAAAGTAAACCTTACACTATTCGGGATCACCAAACCCTCCATGGCATGGCGCAATGCAATGCGCAAACTGGCATTCAATCAGCACATATCGCGTACTGTCGATTTCGGTGCTGATATTGATGCCATCGCCTGCACGGTGGGTGACGTAATACTCGTGCAGCATGACGTGCCTCAATGGGGCTACGGCGGGCGGGTAGTGTCGGCCACCACCACAGCAATAACTGTTGATCAGACAATCACTCTGGAGCCTGCCACGCAGTACGCAATCCTTGTACGCATGGCCGACGATAGTCTGGTTGAGCGCGACATAACCAACGCACCCGGGGATGCAACAGTCCTGACGGTATCTCCTGCATTCACCACAGCACCGGCCCAGTTTGACGTGTTCACTGTGGGCGAGATACTCAAGACAGCCAAACCGTTTCGAGTATCCAATATCTCACGGAGTAGCGATCTGAAAGCGCAGATCAGCGCGGTTGAGTACGTAGCTGGCGTGTACAACGTTGATTACGATCTCCCGGTAACCGGATCACTGGACTACACACAGTCGCTCACCAGCTACAAGCAATCCCTGCCACCGTTTGAATCTGTTACTGGTCTCACTGTTACCGAGTCTCTGAGGAAATACAACAGCGGGCAGGTTGAGGCCGTGGCAACAATCCAATGGTCGCCGGTCGTAAACCGCTACGCTTTTCCGACTGTCGAAGTCTGGGCATGGCAGGACGGCACGAATCCGCAGAAGATCAGCAACAACCCAATCACTGCCGATTCAATGGAATGGGCTCCCCCAGTTGATGGCGTCAACTGGAACTTTGCTGTCGCTGTGGTGAATTCCAACGGAGAGACGCAGCAGATATCTACCCTCGTGCCGTTCCGTATATTTGTGTTCGGCAAAACCGCACCCCCCGCAGATGTAACCAACTTCTACGCCACCCCCGTCATCACCGGCGGCATCCGCTTCAGTTGGTCACCCGTTGCTGATTTGGACGTACTCGAGTACCTGATAAAGTACAGCCCCCTGACTACCGGTGCCGATTGGTACGGTGCCAGCGAACTGACCCGCACCGCAGCCAACTATACAAACCTGAGTATCGCGCAGACCGGCACGTATTTTATCAAGGCCGTCGACACCACTGGCCACGAATCAGTAAATGCTGACAACGTGGTGATCTCCACCGTTGCCTCCAATATTGGATTGACGCCTCATACGTTGATTCAGGAAGACCCGACATGGAGTGGTACGAAGACGGCACTTACCTTGACCGGCGGGGAGCTGGTTGCCACAGCCAATAGCGCAGCGTACACAGTTGGCAGCGCCCTCAACTTTGGGTCGCTCAAAACCGCTCGTGTTACTGCAAAGTGTGATTGGAGATCCGAAACAGGAGGATTTGATAGCATCGGTGATTTTGACGGAATACTTGATCTTGATAATCCATCAGGCAAATCAAACGTACAGGCCTATATCTACACATCGCAGACCAGCGCAGCCCCAACATTCAAGCAACCGCTGTTTGCCGGTGATTATACATTCTGGCGGGCTTCGTTCAGCCTGGAAGCCACAAAGCCGAGTCAGGATATTCTGACTG